GACGGAGTCCTGAATTGCCTGCTCCGTTGCGGCCAGCAACTGAGCGTCCGGCTTAACTCCCACAAAGACATCAAGTAGCCTGTCGGTCGACATAGTTCGGTGTCCACAATGCTTTCACGCCCAGAGACTGATAGGCTTCGATCAGCGTCAGCTGCAGAGCCTCCGTCAGCGTGATGCCCGTCTCGTGCACCACGTCGATCGCCAGCATTTTATACCGGCAACCCTTCAACTCGACGTCTCTGGCGTCGGGGACACCTCCGGTGTAGTTCCATCGCTGCCGACTGGCCCCGCCTCCGGTGTCTGGGGGAGCGGGGCGGGCGATTTTTTTATCGCCGCTTCCTCCGACACACCGTTGAGGGCGAGATTGATCGCTCGCTTCTCTTCGTCGGTCGCGTCCTCCCAAAGAAGCCTCGCCTCGTTGATGCCCGCCAGAGCCTCGGTGTAATCGTCGACAACGTCCTTCTTCAGCAGGGCCGAGCGATTCTTCGGCTTCTTCTGCTTCCCGAGTTCGATCGCTCGCCAAAGCGTGTAATAGAACCCCTCATAGGACGTATCGAACTGCAGTTCCTCTTCGACACTGACAAACGAAGAGTTCTGGTAGCACACGCCCATCGCCGCTTCGACGAAGTTCTGGAAATCGCGCCCTGAAATGGACGGTGGGATCCCCTTGAGGAGATCCCACGGTCGCATTCGTCTCAGTTTGATGAAGTCGCACTTCTGAACGTAATCCAGAAGACGCTTCGGAGCGATCACCAGTCCCCTTCCGCCAACAGGGACCGTAATCATCATTCACCTCACTCAGAATCTGCCTGACAGCTTGGCTTCGTGATCCACTCGACCACGCGGAAACCGTAATTGAACTCCACCGCCTGGTTCCCCTTGATGTTGTAATCAATCGGAACCGACGTGATCTTGACGATCGCTTCAAAGTGCTCGCCCGCACTGATGTCGGCGACTGCAGCACTGCCGTCCCAGATGTTGTCACAGTCGACGGACCATCGCAGACGGTAATTTGTATTGATGCACAGGAGCCCTGGACCCGTGCCACTGTGACACGCGATCGACAGGTTGCCGGTGGACTGCACCAGTCCGCAGACGGGGATTTCCAGACCAGCAGAGTCACTTGTCACCAGGCCGGGCGTGTTCGCCTGCTCGGTGGTCGAGATCTGCGTGACGTGCGGGATCTTGTCCCAGGTCTTTCCGGAGGACGTGTTCGTGTCCAGCAGAACGCAGGCATTGGCGGCGCAGCACAGGTCAGATCCAGCAGAAAATGTCATCAGATTGGCTCCAGACTAACTACTCGAGGACTGACTGTATGCCCCGGAAAATGTGATGTCGTAACGGATCTTCCCGTCATTCTGCGGGACGATCTTACTTTCGCCGATGGATTGTACGCACAGGCATCCGCACGAACCAAGGGCGATGCAGTTCGAACCAAAAACCCACTCTTCCACCAGTGATTTGAACAGGATTGCGTCTGCCAGCCTGTTGTTCACGAAGAACGCCTGCAGAGAGACGGCATGAGTCTTTGTCATCCCTTCCGACGTTCGCTTGTCTGGGCGAGTGGTGACCTGCAGGACGCAGTACGGCACGACCTCCTCAGCCCCCATCCGCTGCACGAGGTGGACCTGGGAGTCTTTGATGGGGCTGTTCAGCAGGGCTTTCACCCCGTCGGCGACCGCGTCTTCAATGCAGCAGTTCGTCACAGGATCCTCCGGGTCGCAATGCGGGAGACGTCGACACCGTACTGCTCGCAGTAGATCGCTTCCGCGATCTCCGGACTGCAGGCTTCAACGTCCACCGGTGTTCCTGCTCCATAGATGCGATAGATTGGCATGTCAGTCGGCTTCCCTGAAGGACTCGATCGCGTATTCGACGATTTGCTGCTTGTTCCGCTGGTACAACTCGTCAACCCAAGGACGAGATTGCTGGTCGTGGAAGAGTAGGTAGTTCTGCCGTCGCGTCACAACGTGACTTGGAGCAAACCCCACATATCCTTCGATTTCATCGAAGACGTTCTCCGCGCTGCCTTCAATGTAGGTCGCCAGATGATCCGTCTGAAATGACGCAAAGAATGGAGGACGGTTGTTTGGCCCCAAGTCCTCGTACACAGGACCAAATCCACCAGGCTTCCATCCGAAGTAAGCGTGAGGAATCCCTCCCTTTTCTGAGTGCGGAGGAGCATCTCGCTCCTGAAGGCCGACTTTGTAGGCATCCGCCAACTCGACGCATGCGCGATTCGTCATCGCCAGTAGCTTCCGTTTCAGCAGATCCAGAATCTGCTGCTGGTGATCAACAACTTGTGCCGTCAGCATCGACCTTCTCCAGTGTCACCTGGTACGGAGCGAACGGACCAGAATCTGTGAATCGCGTGATCCGGAACAGTCCCTGTTTCGTTCGCAGGAAATGATCTGCCAGCGGGTAGTCGCCAGCCGGCCAGCGTGTCAGTGCTCCGGAGTACGTCACTTTTAGTTGCTCAGCGCGGTTCGCTGTGCTCGCCGCACCGCCGTTCACCAGGATCTTTCCGCGGCACTTCCCGACAACCTTCTCCATCTTGAAGACCGGATCGCAGTTCTCGGCCGCATCGCACTTCTCCCGTTCCAGCACCTCGACCTTGTCGAGCAGCTGGAAGCAGTACGCCACACTCCTGGCCCACACTCGCCAGATGCACAGGTCGTCAATCTTCCGCACGCGATAAACGGTCCATTCCGTTCCGTCTGCATCCGTGATCGTCGCGCCGATCCCGGACTCCATCGCGTTTTCGTAGTCACTGAACTCAAAGATCGCGTCGTCCGGATGGATCATCGACTGCGGATTCACTGCGTCCTTCGGGATCGCCAGCTTGCGCCCAGACTCGTACTGATACGATTCTCCGCAGTAGGTGTGCGTGAACGCCACATAGGCGTTGCAGTACACCTCCAGCCATGCCTGGCAGGCACACGGATCCACACAGCAGTCCGACGTGCTCCCCGAACTCATCGACGATACCTCCGCCTTGTCCGGCGATTCGGCGTGTTGCAACTGCCACCGGAACAGTTCACGGAACGCACACAGGCTGTGTGCACGAACTCAAACAGTTCCGAGGTCTTTCCGCAGCCCTTCTCTTTGTACAAGTCCATGTACGTTCGGAGCGCTGCCTGCTTCATCGTGATCTTCCCGGAATGGTCATGGCTTCCGCCATCCGCATCCCGGGTGACCACACCGGCACAGCCTTCTGCTGCAGCGAGTTCTTCGCTCAGAGTGCAAATCTTGTCTTCCAGATCGCTGCAGTCACAGGCCATCCCATTACCCCTTCAGAACGGTCGCCTTCTCCGGTCCCTGCCACACAATGCAGACGCCGCGCGGCTGACCAGTCACTCCGCTCTCCTCCGTGAGCCATTGTAGACTCATCGTCTGAATATCGTGCTCGGTGATTGGCTGGAACACCGGCCACTGCAGGTCCGGATCGTTGCCGACTTCGGTCGATCGCTTCGCGAAGGCCTTCTCAAGATAGACCCGTCGCACCTCTGCGGCCGCAATCGGCTTCGCCTCTTTCTTCTCGTCCCGGTTCTGCGCCTTGATGATCCGCAGTGGACATCCGGGGGCACG